GCCCCCTGTGAAGGTGGCGACGCCCCACTTGAGGGGGTCGCGGAAGTGGCCCATCAGAGAGAAGTATTTGTCGCTGCCGGTTTGCACGCCCTTCTCCCCGAAGTGCTTGTTCATCAAGGCTGCAAGCGGACGCATGTTCATGTCTGTCCAGTACAGCTTGTGCACGCCGTCGTGCCAGCTTTCTCCCCCGGCTGCGGACGCCTCCTTGGTGTCTTCCCAGAACTCGTCCCAGTCAAAGCCAGCCATCATAAAGTTCCACAGCATGGTCGTGGCAACAAAGCGCACGGCCACGTTGGCCCACATGTCTCGGTAGACCTGCTGCTCTGCCTTGCTCCCAGACTTGATGGCCTTGACAGCGGTGATGAGGTTGGACTCCGTCCAGTCCGGCGCAAGGAACACCATGCGCAGGGCCATCTGAGCGCGCACGCTGCGCGGCCCCTTGAACAGCTTGCCCGTAGACCTGCGCAGGTTGAGGCCGCCAAAGTCAGCGTTGAGCTTCTCAGCCGCAAGCCTGGCGACGTACTCCTGGGCGGAGTTGTCGGGGTTGTTCTCCGTCCACAGCGGGTTGCTGCTGTCCCACGGCATCGCCAGTTCGGCGGCGTACTTGCGCTTGAGGTGGGCGTACTCAATCATTGCGCCCTGCACCTTGAGGTGTGCGCCCATGTTGTTGAACAGCCAATGCGACGCGCGCCGCTGCGTGGCGACGAAGTTGTCGTAGCCCTGCATGGCCTTTGGCGTAATGCCTATCTTTTTCAGGGCGCCGTCAAGTTTCTTCCTAAAGTCTGTCAGGTCGCTAATGAGGGCGGGCTCCAAATCCTGCACGGACCCCACGGTCAGGCCGGCGCGCACAAGCTCGACAAGCTCGGGGGCCTGGCTCAGGATCGCCTGCCTGCCCGCCTCGTAGGCCGGCATGTTTCTGGCGGACGCCTCAACGCTCTCCCTGCTGATAAGGCCGACGGCATACCCCGCCGTCTTGATTGCCGCCGTTGCAATGGACGGCAGGTGCGGCAGGTTCTTCATCATGGTCGGCCTGTCCATCGTCACGATGGAGCTTCGCATGAACGCCTGGTGGTGGAAGAAGCTGAACGTCAGGATGGTGTGCTTGGCCCACGAGTTCACCCCGATCAGGTGCGCCATCACCGGGTTGAGGTTGTCGTAGTCGTACGTCTCCGTGATGGCGTTGAGCGTTTTTGCAAGCTGCCTCGGGGCGACATACCCGATGAACTGCGGCGCCCGCAGCGGCATGTACCCGTCCCTGCGCCCGACCTCGTCGTGCTTGGCGATGATGCCCTTAGACTTGAGCGTGTCGATGAGCCTGGAGTTGTACACGGCCTCGCCCACCTGCCTTGACGCAACCCGCTGGGCCTCGATTGCGCCCGGCACCCGCAGCGTTTCGCCCAGGGCCTGGCCCTGCAAGATGCTGTCGTAGACGCGCTGCTTTTGCCGACCGCCAGGCTTGGTGCGCAGCGGGCCTCCAGGGCGCAAGGGATCAACAAGGCCGCCGCCGGCCCCCTGCCCTTTGCGGAACCACAGGCGCGCAGCGTAGACCTCCTGCTTGCCCCCGATGACTCCGTTGCGGACAGCGACGGTGCCGATCTTGTCGTTCTCTAGGATTAGCTGCTCGGCAAGGGCGTGGACCTGGGGCTCTTGCCGCTCGAGGCTTTGCGATAGCTCCCACAGGCGGCGCTGCTCGGGGCTAAGGTCGGCCCGGTATGTGTTGTATAGCTCCTGCGCGCTGCCGTACACGGGCGCGCCCTGCTCGTCCACCATGCGCAAGGCGTTCTTGGTGTCGATGTACAGCAGCATTGCCGCATCGCGGTCGCGCACCCACTTGTCGTTCTCGCGCGGGCTCAGCCCCACCGGGGCAAGCTCGTCCAGCTTTGCGCTGTGCAGCTTGCTGGTGGTGTCGCGCTCAAACAGGAACTGGTCGAGGTTTGCCAGGTACTTGTTGAGCAGTACCACCGACTGCCGGGGGTCGGCGCCGGGCACCAGCAGCGAGGTTGCAGGCCCGCTGACCGGGGTGTCCGTTACGGCGTAGGGGTCGTCGCCAAAGCGCCTGTCGCTTGGGTACAGCGGGCGCAGCCCCTGCGCAGCGCGCGCAATGTTCATGTCCTGCACCGACATTGCCAGCGCGAACTTGGGGGACATGGCTGACATGCTTTTGAGGTCGCCCGGCACGGCAGATACGTTTGTCTGCTCACTTGCTATTTGCTCCCCCTCTGTCGGCTGGCCTACCATGGCGGGAATGGGGGCGGGCAACTCGTGGCCGTGCATGGCGCGCGGCTTTGGCAGGGCAAGGTAAACCTCCTCCGCTGCTATGGTGCTGCCCTTTATCGCCCTGGCCTTGTCTACGGACAGCCCCCCCTTGAACCTGGAAAGGTATCGGCCCCAGAGGTCGCGGACATGCTCTTCGATGCCTTCCTTGGTAAGCGACAGCCCTGGGTAGTTATCCGTTTGGGTGTACTCGGCAAGCGTTGCGGCGGCCCCGGAATGCCCCGGCTGGCCGGGCGTAAGCGCGCCCGGCTCCGCAATGGCTTCGGGGCCAGCCGTTCGGAGCAAATCTCCCCTACCTCGGGAGACGCTCCATACGGAGTCTTCCTGCTCGGCGGCCTCCTCGCTGGCGGCTAGGTGCACCAAGACGAACCTGGCCTTCTTCGTTCGGGCTTGCGGCGCCAGGAACGTGACGTACTGATGCTCTTCGTCAATCCCGTTTTCGTTCGTGGTCCCCCGCGAATACCAGACAGGCACAGCGAGCGTGTTGTTGCCGTGCCTGATTGCGACAATGACTTTCTGGTCAGCCCGAAGGGGGGCCCCCTCAACGCGCATCGGCCTTCCGATGCCTGTCTTTTTGCCGAGCTTTCTCGCAATTTGGGGCAGGATTATGTCGTACGTCCTAACAAACGAGTACAGGGGTCTGGCGCCAGGGCTCCCCGAATCATTCCGCACCCACTCCATTGCTTTCTTGAGGCGCTCCGCGGGGTCGATAAACGTAACCCCCGGCGGCGGGTCCCCTTTGTCTTTGAGTGCCCACCCAATGCGGCCCGCCCCATGGGCGGTAACTTTTTCGGCAAGCTCCGGGTCGTGCTCCAGCAGATAGCGAAAGCCAGCAAGCGTCTCAGGTTGGCCGCCATAGTTGCGAGCAATGATCTCTTCGCCGGTAGGCCAGGACAGCTCTTTGTATCCAAGCTCCGCCGCGCGCATCATTGCCAGCTTGAAGAACGCGGTGCGCCAGCGCCCGCTTCCAAACGGGGAGCCCCACTCCGGCGGGATTTCTTTGTTTCCAACTTGCTGCTCAAGGTCCGACTGCATCTCTTCCAGGCGCAGCCGGGTCGGGGTCTCGACGGAAAACCGCATCCAGCCAATCATGCCGGGCGTTGCCAGCCGAGCCGTTGGCCCTCCAAGGTGTTTGCGCTCGTAGTCCGGGTGCTCTCTGAACCCGTCAAGGAGCACTGCCACCTCGATGTGCTGGGTGGCGCCGGCAGTCTTTTCGTGGCGCCAGTATTCCGGGATGACTTCGGGGGAATACTGCAAGTCGCCGCCGCTGAAGACCACCGTTTTCAGCACGAGCCTGCGCTTCTGCATTTTGTCGAGCACCTGCTCCCGCGTGATCGGCCTGCCGGGCTCCTGCTCCGCTTTCAGTTCCGCTTTGATCTCATCCCAGCCGATGGCTTCTAGCTCTGCCGCCAGCGCCACCTTTTGCACGGAGCGGTCAATGTCGTCCACCGCGTTCTTGCCGCCCCACTTTTTGTTAGGCAGCGCGCCGACCGCTTGCTCGGCTGCCGAAAACATGTTCGCGGTAATCGGAACCGTGACTGCAAAGTTGGCCTCGTCCTTCTCGGTTGTGCCATCCTCCTGCTCGCGGATGGCGTCAGCCGAGGAGATGATGTCGGCGTCCAGCACGTAGGCAACCTTAGTGCGCGGAGCCCCAAGCTCCTCGCTTTGCTCTACCGTGTTGATGACAACCGTGGTCCCCTCCGGAACCTCGATGTCGTCAATCGACTCCAACGGCTCGGCTGTTGTAACCTCGACCACCGTGCCTGGCGGTGGCAGCAGCACGGACGCGCCCTCGCCCTCGGCCAGGGCCTGCTCAGCCATGGCCTCGAGCGCTGCGTTCGCCTTGCTGTCCATCTGCCGCAAAGCCTCGGCGGCCTGCGGTGCGGACGCCAGGTACTCGTTTAGGGCGGCCTGCGCGGCCTCCCTTTCCTCGGCGGACAGGCCACGCGCCTCCGCCACGGCCTTCTCCGCCACCGCGACGTTCGCCTCCATGTCCGTCTGCTCCTTTTCGACGCGGGCCCTGGCCGCCATCAGGTCGGCAACAGCCCCCTCTCTTGGAGTCTCCGCCGCCTTGCGCCCCTCCTGGTTGGTCACGAAGACAAGCGTGTCGCCCTCGACCTCCTCCGCCTCCCACCATGCAAACGTGCCGCCAGCGTTGTCGCGCACGGCATGGTCGGCAGACTTGACCATGAGCACGCCGGCATGGTCGGGCTGCACCGTAGGCATGTAGCCAGCTTGCGTGATCTTGCCCGCTGCGGATTCGCCGTCGCCGTAGCTCACGTTGTCCACGACGGGCGTGCCAAGCCCCAGAATCTCGGCTTCCGACACAGAGCCCTGGGCGATGCCAAGCAGGTCTTCGGCCCCCACCCCCTGCTTGTGCAGGATGCTGTACAGGATGCGCGAGCGGCGCGACGCCCACGGCTTCCAGTCCTTGCCCTTGTTGTATGCCTGCAACGCGCCCAGTTCGCCGGGGATCAAGCCCACGTCTTCGTCGGTCACGTCATGCGACGCCATGACCGCGCCCTCCTCGCCAGCGGTCAGGTCTGCAAGCACGCCCGCAGCGGGGTTCTCCATGGCGGCGTACGCGCCGCCCTCTGGCGCTTCGTACAGGCGCTCAAACTGGCGGTCCACAATGGGCTCAAGGCGCCTCCAGAGCTTCTGGTTGCTGCCCTGCAAGCTGAGCAGTTCTTTTCGCAGGTCTTCTGTGTCCTGCCGGGGGTCAATGAACGGCAGACCGGGCTGCGCTCGGTTGTGAACAATGGCTTCGCTCTGTAGCTCGGAGCGGTCCATGTCACGCAATCGCCCGGCTTGCGGGCGCGGGCCCGTTGCGGGGGGCCGGATGACGCCGCGCTCCTCCATGGCCTCGCGCTGCCGCCTTTCGCCTCCGGCCTCGCCTTCGCCAAGCTGACGCCTTTGTGCCGCTCGGCGCTCTGCCTCGTCTCGTCGCGCCTGCTCCTCCGGCGAGACAATGGGCTGCGGTCGAACCGTGGCCGGCCTGGTCGCAAAGTCTAGGTCGCCTTGCTCTGCGGACTCAATGCCCTTTAGCGCCTCCATCAGCGCGTCCGTTCTTCCGTTGAGCGGCGGAGCGTCTACGCCGCCTTCTTTGTGGCGGCGCAGCGCCTCGATGATGGCTTTGCGCTGCTTGCCCCTCGGCATCTTTTCGATGCGCTCGGACTCCGACAGGAACGGGCTGTCCTCTGCAAGCCGCTCTTGCTCCTCCTCCGTGAGTTTCGCTGCGGCATCCGGGGCAGGCGCCGGGCGCTCTTGCCTGCTTGCAGCGCGACGGCGACTAGACCTCTTCTTGCCGCCGCCGGCCTTGGCCGGCTTGGCCCCCGGCACCGTGCTCAAATCGGCGTAGACAGGGCCGCCCTCTTTGTAGGTGCCATAAACCGTGCCGTCGTCGAGCTTGCCAAGGGGGGTGAAGTCTTTGCCGGGGGCTTTTTCCTGGGTGCCCATGACGCCTGCGGCCCTGGCCTCGTCTTGCTCCCCCGAGAGGGCGCGCACGTCGTCGGCATCAAGCTCGTTGCGCGGCAGCGTGGGCTCAACGGGCTCGGGGTAACTGTCCGGGTCTTGCTCGTGCAGAGCCTTACGAACCCTGTAGTGCTGCGTGTCACGCCACGCCTTTCGCTGCGTCGGCGTGGGCTTGCGCGGCTTGCCCGCTTCCTCTTCTTCCGGTGCCGCCGCCTTGACCCTTCGCGGCTCCGGGTCTTCAAGCGGATCGGGCTCGGGCTCCGCCGCCTTCTTCCTGGCTTTCTTCTTGGCCTTCTTGCTGGCCTTCTTTTTTGCCCCAGGCTCTGGCTGCTCTTGGGTCTCGGGCTTGGGCGGGCCCTGGACCTCGGGCTCGGGCTGCTCCTGCGGCGCCCCAACCTCGGCTTCGTCAATCTCTTCGCTAAGCGAGCGGTCAGCGGCTGCGCGGGCTGCGCTGTCGGGGTTCTCGGCAGCGTCTTTGACGCCGGCCTGCTCCTCGGCCTCCCACGAAGCCGGGACCGGGGGCGCCGAGAACACGCCATACAGCGCGGTTGCAACCTGCGTTGCGGCGGCTACCTGGTCGCTGCTCCACAGGTCTGCGTCCCCGCCGATCTCCTCCTTGATCTTGGCCCGAATTGCGCGCAGCGCCATGGTGTCGATGTTGATCCACGGCAGCTTGCTTGCGGCCTTTGCAAACATGTCGGCCACCCGGTACGCCACGTTGTGCCGCTGGGCGAGTAGCTCGTTGAACAGGTGCATGTTGTCGGCAACGTGCATCTGGTGCAGGAGCGGCCACAGAATCTGCGCCATTACGGCCACAGTCTCTTCGGTCTCGCTGATCTCTTTGCCTGGGTGTTGCTTCTGTATGGCTTCAACGTACGCCTTGCGCGCGGCCTCGTACGGGCCAGGCATGGCGGTCTTGATGAACTCCTCTAGCGCCTCCATCGTTTTGGGGAAGCGCTGGTATGCCTCGTGCACAAGCTCGTGGAACAAGTGCTCCCACCTGCGACGGCGGGCAAGCTCCTTGATCTCGGGCTCGGTCATGTCCGCCATGGCGTCGGGCGTAAGCCCGACGCCCTCTACGGCGCGACCCTCGCTGTCCTTGAGCCCGATCTCGGCCATTGTCTGCACAGACATGTCCGACATCATCGGGCGGCTCATCACGATGACGCGGCCCTCCTTTTGGGGGCCATACCGCCCCCCCTCTACGCGCTCGTTGTACTTGTACTTAGCGTGCAGCGACGGGATTCGGTGGCCTTCGCCGTCAACCCACATCACGGCAACGCCCAGCCGACTAAGCATGTCGGCAACTTCTTGCTCCTCGGGCGTGTACTCCGATTGCGGGATGGCGCGAACGTCCTCGCCCATCTTGACTACGCTTGCCTTGGACAGCCGAGGCACGCCCGGCATGCCAATGGCCGAGGGCCCTTGCGGCGTCACCGGCTCAAACTCCACGTTTGCGTGGACGGAGCGCCCTGCAACGCTGCCGCTTACAGCGTCTTGGTCAAGGTACGTGCGGCTAAGGCTGTCTTGCAGCGCCTCCACAGCGTCTGTCTGCGCTGCGCCCCACCCCTCAAGCTCACCGCCGTCGTACTGCTCCAGGTTGGCCGTGAGCGACCGCACGGCCTGGTCGGCCTCTTCTCGGTCCTTGACCCCGTGGAGGGCCTCCTGCGCCTGCTGAACGGCTGCCTCGCCAGCAGCCTCGGGGTTCTCCTCGCCCCGTGCGGCGGCCTCCGCCGTCGCCTTCATGCGGATTGCAAGTGCAGTCGGCTTGGGTAGCTCGACGCGCGCCTGCATGCCCGTGACTTCCCGAATGGCTCCGGGGGCGGTAGCAATAAGCTGGCGCACTACGCCCATGTCGGCGCGGCGTCCCGACGACAAGATCTTTGCCGTGCCGCCGGTCGCGCCAGAGATCAGGCCCATGCCGAGCATCGTGCCCAGCAGGTTTTCCGGCTCCCAGAACTCCTCCCACGCCCCCTCGAGCTGTCCGATGTGCCCCACGTCGGGGAGGCCCCGCCCGGCTAGGTCTCGCGCCCCGGCGCCGAACACCTCCTCGAGCATCTCGACTGCAAACGCAGAGAACGGCCCCTTGCCGTGGACGCCGATCTTGGACAGTCGCTTGCTGACTACGTCGGCGCCGTACTTCTGCACGCCCCTGCGCACGATGTGGCCTTTGAGCCCAGGCACAATGCCCATTGCGGCCTTGCCGAACATCGCGCCCGTCGCCTCGGACCACATCTCGATGTAGTCGTCAAGGATGTTTTTAGGCAGGTAGCCCAGCCATGTGCCGGCGTCCTCGTCGATCTCTGCAACCAGGCTGTCGGCTGCGGTCAGCGACAAGCCTACGTTGTCTGAGAACCAGTCGCGCATCGAGCCTGCGCGCGAGCGGCCAGCGCTGATGCCGTTGGCCCCAAGCGCGTCCATGGCGCCGCCCACCATGTGGCCCGCAAGGTTCTGCCCGAAGTATTGCCGGGCACCAACGCCCATGGTTGCAATGACAGGGGCGACCACGGACTGCGCCATTTGCGGCGCCGTCGCTGCCCACCGCTTGGCAATGCCTTCAACTGATTTGCTGCCCGCTTTGATTAGATGCCTGGTTAGCGCCGTCTTGCCCGCCGCCGTCATCCCGAGCTTTGCCGCGCTTTTCCAGACGGCGCCACCGATGGCAAACTCGGGCAGGAACGCTGACGCCTCACCGACCGCCGCGCCTGCGGTAAAGCCGATGCCGGCGTACTGGGAGCGGTAGAAGAACTGCTCAATGTCTTTGAGAAGCTCTAGCTCGTCCGCTGTTGCGGTGCCTTCTTCGGCGCGCTCGGCGGCTTGGCTTGCGCGGTAGATGTACTCTGCGTCGGTGGCTAAGCTGACGGCGGGGAAGGCAATGCCAAGGCCCGCGCGCTCGCGCCCCAGCGCGCCCGTAAGGGCCCCTTCGCCAAAGCCGGGCGTCGTCTCGCGCTCGATTAGGTCTTCGCGCCAATCCCTCTGTTGCCGCGTGTCACCAAACGGCTGCTTCTTGAGGTATGCGGTGCGCGCCGAAAGGCCGGCGTCGTCCATTTCGGACGTAAGCCCCGCGCCGTCGATGAGCTTGAGCACGTCCGGCGGCAGAGAGCTTGCCTGCTGGGGCTCCTGCATCGCGGCGCCGGGGGGCAGGGGTTTTTTGTAGGTAGCCATAGACTAACGCCGCTTAGAGTTGGCCTGAAGCAGCTTCTCTACCTCGCGGATTTCATGCTTGATCTTGCGACGTATTTTCGCTGCGCCTCGACCGTGCTTCTTGCCCGCGCCGGCTAACTCCTGCCTTAGCTCGTCAAGCAGCTTCAGCAACGCCTCCTGTTCAACCTCGGCATCGGGCTGCGTCCCGGTCTCCGGCTCAAACGGGAGCAAGTCGGTACTAACGCGCTCGGCGTGCTCTTGAAGTGTGGCGCCTTCGCGGTCCTCCCACGCGGTGCCACGCTTCTTGCTGCCTTTGCTTGCCTTGCGCTGCTCGGCCTTTGCGGCCTCGGCGGCCTCGATGAGACTGTTTGCCCTTTCGAGCCGCTCTTCGGGTTCATTTCCCGTCGCGCTCAGGTACTCTTCAACAAGCGGCGCAGCTTCCTGCGTCCCGCTGCCCGCTCGACCTTGCGGCAAATCGCCTACGTCATCAGCGGCGCGGTTGCCAAGCTGGTAGCCCGCGCCCCCAGCCATGCGCGGCCCCAGGCCGTCATCCGTGGAGTCCCGCTGTGGAAGTGCCGTCAGAGGGCCGACTTCTGCCTCGCCGCCGGGCTGCTCGCTTGTCATGGCCTCCCATAGCTCGCCGCCGACTTGAACCGGGTTGCCTTCGGCGTCTACTCGGCGGCCCATGTGCGTCGCGGGCCAGCCGCCGGGGGGCTCCCATTGGTCTACCTCGCCGAAGTAAGGCTTGCCAGACCGCGGGACTAGCCGAGGCACCTCATGCTTCGCCTTTAGGTTGCCCCTCATGGTCGTCGAGTACAGGTCGTCAACCGTCATGCCGTTGCGAGTAAGGTAGCGCTTGATGGCGTCAGACCAGTATTGGTCTACCTCGAACTGGTCTTTGGACGTAGGCTCGGGCACGCCAGCCTCCTGCAACATGCCTTTGATGTACTCGGTGTTGCTAAAGACCAATGCCTGCTCCTCGCCAACAAACGCCTCAAGGCGTGCGGCAAAGATAGGGTTGTCCTTAAAGGCGGCGGTCACGTCGTAGGCAAGCCCGCTGCCTTCGGCTGCCGGGTAGCGCGAGCCCGCTATGCCCTCTGCCCAGGTTCTCTTTGCTTCGTAGTCATCGAGGGCCTGGCGCGACGCTGCAAGCTGGCCCTCAAGGTCTCGTAGCTGGAGGTTGTAGCTGTCTTTGGCTGTGGGGTCGGCAAGGCCAACGGCAAGCTCGGTGATCGCTTTGTCGTACCAAGCCTTTAGGTCTGCACGAGACATAATGTCTGCCGGCGGACCCATCTGGATTTTCTCTACAGCGTCCTGGGCGTCCTCGGGCAGGGCCTTTTTGTCGTTCTCTTCAATCCATTTGTTGACCCTTCGCTGGGCGATCTCTTGAACCTGGTCGGTCATCTGCGCGCGGCGCCATGCGTTTTGCCACGCCAGGCCGGTTGTCCGAAGCGTCTCCTCTAGCTCGGTCCCCGTCATGTCGTTGAGGCCGCCCGGCTCTTTGAAGCCAGCCTGCTCAGCCCATGTGCGGATTTGCTGCCGGTACTGGGACTCGGTGTACGCAACGACCTCGTCGCTTTGCAGGAACTCGGAGGCCTCCCGCCGGGTCTCCCCAATCCACACCTCCGCTTCAAGGCGCTGGTCTGGCGTAGATGTGGGGTCGGCAAGCACGGCCTGGGCGTGGTCGTACCGCTGTTGCAGCCGGGTCGCTACGGATGGGTTGACGGTCGCCACTTTGTCGAAGCCTTGGCGGTCAGGCGTGCCTGACGGCTGGCTTTCAATAGGGCCTCCGTTCCCCAGGGCAGCGCCGGGCATGGGGGCGCCCTGGGTGGGAGACGTAATAGACCCGCCGAGCTTGTAGGAGTGCAGCGCGTTCTCGTACTTGAGCTTCTTTAGCTGCTCCGCGTCTAGCTTCTCGTCGCGCTCAGCCTGGCGCATTGCCAGGCCCATCTTGAGCCCATCCTGCATGCCTTGGGCCACGCCCGCAGCCGCGCCGGCAGCGCCGCCCAGGGCACCGCTGATGCCACCCATGTCGCTCTTGAGTGCTGTGAAGAGACGTGCCATTAGTTATGCCCTGGAGCCATCGGCGGCCCCATGCCGCCTGGCCCCAGCCCGCTAGGGTTGATTTGCGTCTGCCCTGGGTTCATCGCGTTCATCATCATCGCCGTCGAGGCTATCTGCGCCCCTGCGCCTGCAAGCGCGCCGCCCATGCCCGACGCCTGGTACTGGATCATGGGGTACTCCAGGCCCTGGAACGCGGCGGCCCGAGCGCCCTTGTACTGCGAGTAAAGGGCGGCCAGCGCGTTGCGCGTGTCCATAGCGTGGCCTCGCTTGGCGCCAAGGCCAACGGTGGAGGTGTCGGCCCACCCACCCCTAGCCAAGCCTGCAAGCAGGTTTTTGCGACCGGCCTCCATTTGACCGGCCATGCGCTGCTCGGAGCCCTTGTAGCCCTGTTGAAGCTCCCCCAGCGCCTTCCACATGTTCTCCCGCTGGAACTTGAGGGCCGCAGCCTGCTGCGCCTCGTTGGCCTTGCGAGCGTCACTCGACTCCTTCGCGCCCATTGCAAGGCCGCCTACTCCCAGACCGACCGCCGCTGTTACCAGGGCCATAGCTAGTTCCCCACTTCCTTGATGTAGCCAACCTCGAAAGGCTCGTATCCCCAGCGCCTGAACAGGCGCGACAGCCGCATCCCTGTCTCGTCCACTAGGTGTGTCATGCAAACGCGCTTGGCGTTCGCCCCTGCGGCAAATGTTTCAAGCACCCGAACCAGGCGCCGGGCAAGCGGCCCCTTGCGGTGGTCCGGGTCCATGTACCAAATAGCCTCGGTGACCTGGATTGCGCCATCTGTGTGCGCCAATGCAACGGTCGCCGTGAGCAACCCCACCGGCTTGCCAGCCTCGTCGGAGCAGTACAGCACGACACCCAACCCCTCGTTGAGCAGGGACGACCAGTAGCGCACCCAGAAGTCCGCACAGAAGTCGTCCAGGTACCCGGGCCCGGCGATCTCAGCGTGAAAGCTATGCGCCAGCCCCGCCAGGGACTCGACCTCGCTGGACTCCGCCACGCTGATGCGTACCTCGCCGGCCTTTTCGTTCTCGATAGGGCTAACCATGTTAGATCCTTACTGCGGAGGCCCATCCCCGCAAGCCGTCTACGTCTGTTGTAGATCCAGAGATCCTGACCTGGACAGAGGAAATGGCTCCACCCCTGTTGTCCACCAGGGCAGAGACATCCACGAAGGCACGCCCGGAGGGCTCAATGCTGGTGTTGGTGTAGGCCAATGCGTCCGCACTAGCCGCCGCAGCGCTGCTTGCAGCAATGGCTATGTGCGCCTGCCGGTTGTTTGAGCCGTCGGTGTTCTTGAAGAAATGCGTGGCGGTAATCAGGTATGCGTTCCCCGGCGCCAGCACGATGCTGTCATCATCCGTGTCAACCGTAACGTCCGCGCCGATTGATGTAGACGCGGCGGACAGCGGGACCTTGGTAAGGGTGGTGGTCAGGTTTGCAATCCCTGAGCAGGCCAGGGCTGCGCCCCCCGGTCCTGCGGTGCGCTCGGCAAGCTCTAGCTGCTTCCTTTTGTTGAGCTTGAAGTCTCTGGGGCTGTAACGCTGCGACACCTCCTGCTCTGCCTGGGCGCCGCGCCGTTCGCGCGTGTTGTCCTTGTTGCCACGGCCCTGACTCCCGGCAAGGGGCTCCTCCTTCGCCATGTTGCCGCGCTCGCCTTTGTTGAGCGCGGATGTGCCGTCCTTGCGCCGGTACATCAGGAGCCTCTCCGCAGGTCGCCCGCCCCAGACACCTCGATGTAGCCCTGCTCGTACGCCCACCGGGAGGCCGCCTTGGCGTTGCGCATGCGGACGAACACGTTGTCGCCCGACACCCGGATGAGCTTGCGCCCGTTGCGCCCCGGTTGCAGGAACCCGGCAGCCTTGGCCGGGCCGAGGTCTTCGGGGTTGTCCGACGAGAACACCTCGAAGTTGCAGCCGTCCTGGGAGTCCCCCAGCAGGGCTGTGAACTCCGTAAGCTGCAACTGCTGGGTTTGCCCCGGAGGCCCGAGCGGGCCAGCGGTGACGTAGCTGTCGATGGCGATGTTGGCCGAGGTCGTCTGCTCGTCGTCGCTCGGCATGTTGCCGCTAGAGTCTTTGCCCCACCTGCGTAGGCGCCCGTCTTCTCCGCCGATTAGCACGGCGCGGTCATCGAAGGTGTCACCGTTGAGGTCGATGGCTGCCGTGGGCTGGATGTTGTCCGAGTTGGACTTGCCGAAGCGGTCTTTGTGGAAGGCGTTGTTGGTGGCGTCGTAGAACCAATGATCGACTAGCGTTCCGCCTGCCCCAAACGGACACACAAGAATGTGGACGCCGTTGTCGATGTAGTTCCAGACGAGGTTGACGTAGTAGTTCCCTAGGTCCACCTGCTGCAAAGAGCGAGGAACGCGCGGCGCCGATACCGAGGTGGGTAGCTGGCCTGGCGCCATGACGTACAGGTCGCCGTGGCTGCCAAAGAACCACAGGCGCCCGTTGGGGTCTTTGCACCATGGGCGCCCAAAGCTGATGCCCGTGCTGTCGGTCACTAGGTCTAGCTGGCCGCCCACCCTCGGGTCGCCGGTAAGCTGCCAGATGCTGGAGTCCCCACCGAAGACGCACAGGTCGTCGTTGTACGGGATGATCGTGTTGACAATATCGGGGATGCCGCCGGCCCTGCTGTTGCGAGCCGAGATTGCGTCCGCAGCGCTGGGGTTCTGGGGGAAGTTGTCCCACCCGTTAGGGTTGAACACCTCGCTCATGTGCCACGCCGAGGGGTCTTCGTTGTCTCGAGCAAGCACCATGCGTCCGCGCCAGGTTTCGACTAGCCGGCAGCGCTTGGGGATCTCCGCCATGGCGGAGGCCGTCCACCTCTTGACTGAGCCGTCGTCTCCGTCGTCGGGGTCGTAGACGAGGTTGGATTTGCCGTCAACGATGTAGACCTTGCCGAACGCCGGCACCATCTGCACGTACGGGGCCGCGCTGTCTAGGTGCTCGTCGTGTTCTGCCGGGTTGGTGGCGTAGTTGGTGCCCGCTGCGTTGAGGACGCGCACGCTGTCGCTGCCGGCGACCACGACCTTGATCTCGCGCGGGGACTGCGCTGACTGCGTGGACTTGGCTAGGCGTGTCTGCCAGATGGAGATGGCGGAGGCATCCTTCCCGCCGTACACAGCGTACTCGGAGTACGGGATGTCTACCCCGCCGTAGTCGGGCTTGCCGATAGGGAGCGCGACGGCCAGCACGGGCACAGCGCAGGTGCCGTCAAGGCCCTCGGAGTTGCCGTCCGAAATTGCCCCGCTCGCGTACTTGCAGAAAACAATGGGGTCAGTCGTGAACCTAGAAGTCGGCTCTGTAATGCCGTACGGCACATACAGGTGGTTGTCTTCATCGGCGGCAATGCGAATGCGCCTGCTGTTTGCAGCGCCAGTATACCAGCCGGTCTTGGATGGGGTGGCATCCCACATGCCGGACCCCGTGCCTAGGTTGACCCCAGAGCCAACCGACAGGGCGCTGCCGTTGTCGATAAGGACGGAAATGTGCCGGTCGTCCTGGTCGGCGTGGAGTTTGTCGCCCGCCGTGGCAATGTGGATGTTGCCGCTGCTTTGGGTGTCCAGCACCGTCACGGCAATGCCAATGCCGGACTCGTCGCCGCTGCCGCCATCGTTGACCAGCGATGACGTGCTCGTTGCCGGTGATCCCCCGTCGGGGTCTACGCGAAACACAGCTTGGTATTTGGCGGCTTCAGCGTCCTGGTCGCTAACGGCAACGTATGCGTGGCCCTGCGGAGCGATGGCAACCTGCATCATCCGGCTAGGCGCCGTGCTGGTGGCTATCCCTGCGGCTTGAGTCCACTTCTTCGACGTGTCCTCCTTGGGGGCGAAGCGCATGTCGAAGTCGGGGAAGACGTGCATGTACACTTCGCTCGCCCCGCCGGTAATGGGCGTTGCCGAGCTTGTGACGTACAGCGTGTCCCTTACCGCGCCCGGATAGATGGCAACGCTGGTTATCGACCACACCGAGGGCATTTCGATCTTCCACGCGAGCAAGTACGTGCCGTCCGCCTGTAGCTCTGCGGCGTACAGGGTCGCAGTCTCGGTGGCGCTGTACAGGGTCGGCCCAGTAGCGGCGATGATGCTCTGGTATTGATCGACCGCGATTGCGTTGATGTTGGACCCTGCCGGAATGGGGAAGACCATCGTGTTTATGACCTCCCCATCGCCGTTGAACCTGTGGACCGTGCCGTTGACATCGGCTGCGTAAAAACCCCCGTAGTCATCGCGGATGATGTCAACGCAGGGGGTTGGCGTCGGGATAACGCTAAGGCTCCAGTCGTTGCTGCCGGTGACGCCGCCGGTCTGGTTCTTCGCCCAGGTCAGTTGCGTCTTGGCCTTGGCTAGTGCCGCAAGGGCTTTGACCTTGTTGGAGCTATCAAGCTGGTTGCCGCCAGCGTGCAAGCCTAGCCCCGCGCGCTGGGCGCCACGGATACGCTGCGTTACAGGGTCGATGGAGCGCATGTTGCGCTCGTCCCTAGAGGTGTTCTGCTCCTGGTTGGAGAAGCTGAAAACCTCTGACAGGCCCCCGTAGGGATAGTCAAACGCAGCGCGCGGCATTAGGACGGCCCCGCCGTACTGCTAAAGTTCCAGAAGTAGTCGTAGCTCGCACGCAGCCCCTGTACGGCCCCCCCGCTCATGGGGCCCAGGTTGGGTGTCATCTCTTTGTCGCGCTGCTGCGCCGCCATGAAGATGGGCCCCTGCTTGATGTCGGCCAGCCGCATGTTGACTGTGCCGTCGCCCTCGCGCTCGTACCCGCGCGCGAACGCGCGCACGGCAAGCAGGTACAGCGTCTCCATCCACTCGGGCAGATAGAGCATCTGCTTGTCGTTGGTGACGGGCAGCCACCCGCCACGGTAGTACACGAGCAGGCCGCCCAGGCTGTCGGCGCTAGGCGCGGGCCAGATGTCTAGGCGGGGCTGCGGGGTGCCCCCGTCGCGCCCTCCCAGCAGCGTGCCGGCAGAGAACGTAATGTTCACCGTGGCGGTCGTCTGGGCCTGCGTGGCGCTGTTGCCGGCAGAGCCACGCATCGTGTACGTCAACGTGCTGACCTGGGTAGCCGTGTCGGCTGCCCGCATGTACAGCGTTGGCGTAGCGTTGACAGCATCGGTAAACGCCTGGGCCGTCGCCGTTGTTGTCGTGCCCTTGACTACGTGGCGCAGGACATCGGTGTCTGTGCCGGCAGAGGCAACAAACTTGAATTGCACCGCTGCGTTGCGCTTGTCGTCCAGCGTGACAATGCTGTTGGTGGTGGGCTGCGTGCTCGAGTCGAACGTCAGCGTCCCCGTAGCCTGCTCCTGCCGCATGGCGTGCGTGACAGCCGCGTGGTACACGTAGCTGTTTGCAGCCGACATAGACCGCAGCCGCAGTAGCTGCTGCTGGGTCGTCATCTGGACCCCGGCGTTGATGCCGTCCTCTGTCTGGACGGCTACAAGCTCGCGGAAGTTGTCAGGCAGCCACACGTAGTCCGTGTCTTGGAGTAGGTCCAGCGTAGCCTGCTGCGATTCCAGCCAGCGCCAGTTGTGCATGTTCACAAGGAACTGCCCGGCGTCGTTGAGAATGCGCATTGCCCCGACGCCAGGCACGGAGTCCGATGCCAGCGTGTGCTCGATGTGCCGAATGGCGTCGTGGGCAGAAAGGCTCATGGCTATAATTGGTTGACGAACGTGGTGTACGAGAAGCCGGTACTCGCAGGCCGCGTTACACGGATGATGGTCCCAGGTTCGGTATGGAACCCAAACCGGGAGCCCCCAGGCGCGTTGTCCTCGACCTGGATGCCCGTGCTGGCCGTTGTGGCCCTGTCGTCTCTAACGAAGATGCGTCCTGCACCAATGGCGTTCGACACGCTAAAGATGATGTAGTACACGGCTCGCCCAACGGTGATGTCAACGTCTGCGGTCCCGTCAGCAACGTCGGTAGTTATCGTGTTGTTGTCCCAGATGGGATATGTGGCAATTGCCCTCATGGCGGCCTCCTCTGTGTTCGGTGGTGTAGCCGCCGAGGGGGTGAGCCCCCGGCGGCTGTTAGCTATCTGAGATTAGGCGTGCACCGTCCCAAAACCGTTGTAGCCGTCAAACATCACCTTGACCAAGCCAACGCTGTCGGTGGCTCTCGCCTCAATAGCCCAGCCGACAACCTTCGCTCCTTCGGTTGTGCCAAGATTGAGGTTCATCGCGGACGCATCTGCCTCCAGGGCATTGCCGACAGCGACATCGGTGGTGCCGTCTACCGACGCCTCAACCATGCCGGTCAAGGCAAACCTGCCGTCCGCGCCAGAGGCGATGTCCTCTAGCGCCACAGCGAAAACGCCAAACTCGTTGTCGTCAATGGAAGCATTGCCGCTTGCGGGTGCTTGCGTCAGATAGAACTCATTGGCGCTGTTCACCGAAGGGGCAACGGCAACGACGTTGCCCTTAGAAATTGCCGCATGGGTGGTAAGTGTCACGGTTTCCGTCCTCGACTGAATGCCGGGGCCCGGACCATTTGTGGGTTGCAAAGCCATTGGTATATCTCCTTAGTAGTTAGTGGTGGGCCTAGTAGGTGAACAGGTCACCCGTCGGGGAAAGGATGCCTTGGCGCTGACGGCTTCGGCAGATGAAGTTGTACCAGGAGTCCACCGGCATAATGGTGGTGAACGGCTGGTTGGGGTGACGCATCGTCGGGTGCGAGTACATGTAGCGGCTGCTGTGGAACACCGACTTCATGTAGTTGCCGTTGATGAAGTAGTAGCGCGGGCCTTCAAAGCCATCACAGCCACCCTCGGTAGCGGGGGTGTCGTCACCAGCGGGACCGGCGTACCCAGCGTAGGTGTCCAGGGCGACAACGCGCTCAAGATCAATACCGGCGTACTGCGGGCGCATGTACGACGGGTCCTGGCGACTGCCTGTAACAAAGGTGTCCTGTTGCGCCCGAAGCTGCTGCACGTAGATTTGCTGACCCTTTTGGCTGCACGCAATAAACTGCGCGTTCAGCGAGGGGGTCTCAAAATACTCCTGGTGCGAGGGGGGAGGGGTGAACTCAACGTCCATGAACAGCTTGTCCATGCCCTGGCAGATGTCAAGCGCGCTCGCGCTGCCCCCAGCCGTGGCTGTGGTGTACCTGACTTGCTGAGGACGCCACTTACTGTACGTGTCCCCGCTCAGGCCCTGCACCGTGACGAAGTCTTCGCTGGTTGCGTCGTTTTTGTAGTTGCCGTCCGCGCACTCGTTGATGAACACGGGGATGCTGTACGGCTTGGTCGCCGCTTCGCCGCCGCCCTCCATCGCAGCAGAGCTAGGCACCGTGAACAGCGCGTCCTCCATCCCGTTCAGGATCGAAGTCCAGAGCCGCTGCTCCTTCGTGCGCTTGAGCTTCTTGAAGGTCTGGTGCCGGGCAGACTTGCCCAGGCCACCGCCGACGTTTAGCTCGATCTCCTGATCGGTCCATGACATGTGATCGACAGCAAAGCGCCAGTCAATCTCCCAGTTCTCCAGCACCTGGGGGTTACTCCAGGTGAAGGTGTCGTTGGGCTGATAGAACTGAAAGCTGTTGCTCTCGTCGAACATCAGGGTGTCCTTGATTTTCGTGCCCCCTTGGACAGTCTCATCAGGACCCTTGCCCCGCAGGAAGCGGCGCAGCAGATAGTTATTGCGGCACGCTTCGTTCACCACGTCCTCGGCGGACGTAAGGAACGAAGGGCCAGTAGTGTCAACAAAGTCGTTGAACGTGCTGAGTGCAGAGGCCATTTCTTGTTAGCTCCTAGTTAGCGCCCGCCAATTTCCCGCGCGCGCTGCACCCGGTCAGGAATGTCGCTTTCGAGCATGTCGAGGACTGCTGCCTCTCGCTCCTCCATCGTCATTTCCTTGGACTGTGTGCGTTGCCGCTTGGGCGAGTCGGGCATCCCGTTGCGCTGATAGCGCTTCATGGTTTTTTTCGCAGACTTGACTTCCTTGCGGAAGTCCTCGCGGAACTCAAGGGCGATAGCTTCCTCCATCAACTCCCGAACGGTCGGGGGTCGATCAGCCTCCGCGTCGTATAGCTGTGCCATACGACCGATGACGCGCTGGATGTTCTCGTCCTCTCCGTCTGCAACTTGCGGATACACCTCCACAAGCTCCGCCCTTGCTACGTCGATTTCCTTTTGCAGCAGCGATGCCTGCATGGCTTGCACCTGGGCAAGCACAGGCGCCACCACGGCTTCGTAGGATTTGACAAGCAAGTCCTTTCCTTCTTCGTCTAGGCCGAGGTATTCGGCAAGCGGCGTAGCGGCTTCTTGCAGGTTAGCCGTCAAGGGTGCGTCCGGGGTGGCCTCTGCTTGTGTTTGGGCTTCCTCGGAGTCCTCTAGGGTCTGCTCGCTCGCTTCTGTGTCGCCGTCCGGCTTCTGCTCTTTGCCTTCACGAATCAGGCGGTCTACATCTGTCTGCACCTTCTTGCGGTGGTCCGCTAGGCGCAGGATTGCCTCGTTGTCTAGCGACTCGAGGTCTTCTCGCTGGAACCCGTCACGGCGAAGCACGGAGTAAGCGTCCGCAAGCTCCTCGTTGTTGACGGGCTCCTGTTCTTTCTTCGGCTCGGGGCCGGCGTCGCCGTCCTCCTCGCTCCCAGGGTCAAGCTGCTCTAGGAGGGCGTCCTCCTTGGCCTCCTGCACCTCCTCCTGGGGCTGCTCCTGGGGCTGCTCCTGGGGCTGCTCGGCAGCGCCCCCGGCGGCCTCTACAAGTTGCTCCGCAACAGCGGCGGGCTCGTTGGTGTTCTCTTCGTTGGTCATAGCTCGTTGTGGTAAATGGTCGTGCCTTCTTCGCCGCGAGCGCGAGCCATGGACTCTTCGATTTGCTTGCGGTTGCTAAATACGGGCTGTCCCTTGTCGTTGAACTCGCCTCCGGAGTCCTCGTGATGCACCCAATTGCGCGGCAGTTGGTGCGAGGCAAAGCCGATGTCCTGCTGCACGGAAAGCTCTACACGCCTGCGCGTGCGGGCGGCCTTCTTCTCCACCACCTTCCCGTTGCGGTAAACGTACGTGCGTCTCATTGAGGTGCCTGCTGTACGGGGCCTTGCATCATCTGCGCCATCATGTCGCCCATCATCGGGACGGACTTAGACGGCTTGGGCTGGTCGGTGCCCATGAGCCTGCTGGACCCCACGTCCTTGCCCATGCGGGGCTGGGACGGGGTGGCAGCCGGTTGCGCCTGCGACTGCTGCATCTGCATCAGGTCTTGCGCGAGGCGTTGCAGCAAGCTCGTAGTCACAAGCTCCGACATATCGGGCGCGTTCATGGCGTTGCCGATCTTGGCAAAATGCTCGCGCCACGGGTAGTCGGGGAACGCCGCCATCGTGGGCAGCGAGTTGATGAGGATTTGGTGCATCTCCAGCGCGCGCTTCTGGGCCAGGCCCTCGCTGGCGCGCTCCATGGAGTACGGCTCGATGTCTAGCTCCAGGTCGTCAAACGTGTAGCCCTCATCGTCATCGTGGCCGCCGCCCTGGAAGAGGATGGCAATGTCATCGGGCAGCCCCATCTCCTTGATGGCATCCTCCCCGAGCGGGAACACGATCTCGTCGTCGTGGTACATGTAGTACGCGACGAGCCGCAGCAGCTTGACGGTGGAGTCGGCAAACACCTGGCGGACAAAGGCCATCCGTGTGTTTGCAGCCTCGCTGGCGATGGTGTGCTCTGTCGCCGTTCCCGAGCCCGTGACAGCGCCGCGAAGGGCCTCGTCCATGCCCAGCACGCGGTCGGCGCGCTGTCGGCAGGTGTTGATCCAGACGGCCTGCTGCTCGGTCTGTCCGCCTAGCTCGAACTCCTGCACCAGGGCCTTGCCGTCCTCGAAGGGCACCACCGTCACGTAGTCGTGCTGTGTGTTCTTGACAAGCTGGGCCGTGCGGCTGTCGTTGACCCCGACGATGCGCTTGTGCTTCATCATCGAGTTGCTGGCGGCCAGCACATGCTCGTTGAGGTCGGTGATCTGCGTTTGCACGGCCACCAAGGGGGACAGCGGGTAGGCGTTGTCCGGCACCTTGTAGCAGCCAAACATGACGTACGGGCCCGTGCGCGGGCCATAGAACGGACGCGGCTCCCTGATGAGGTGCGCCTTACCGTCCTTCTCGTCGCCAATGGGCTGGTTCAGCCCGAGCGTGTAGATCGTGCCATGGAACCCGGCGTCGGGGCCGGGCTCGCCATCAAGCTGGACCTCGGGGACCCACACCTCGTAGCACCAGATCTCCTTGCGGTCCACGGCATCCGGGCCCTGCTCGTAGGGCAGGCGCTCGCTTTGATCGTCCGCTGTGCCGGTGGACAGTTGCTGGATGACATCCTTGTTCCAGCCGGCGTCGGGATTGTCCTTCGCCATCTCGAGGAGGTCTTCTTTGTCGCGGCGCCAGATGTGCCCGTAGAAGCGGGCGTCCTGCCAGCGCTGCGCCTGGGGGTCGATGAAAAAGCGCTTCTGCGACAAGCGCTCTATCACCGGCCACGAGGGGGTAGCCGCCTTGATGGGGTCCGACTGCGGCAGCGTGACGCCCTTGTTCTGCTCCTGCCGGACAAGGCACACGCCCCAGCTAAGCAGCATGTCGGTGGCAAGCTCGACAAGCGAGGCGCGCAGGTAGCTGTCTTTGCACCAGCGGTTGAGTCCGTGCCGCAGCGCCTCGGCCACGTCTTGCTGGGCGCCAGGCCGGCGAGAGCTAACCTGCACGCGCGGGTTGTCGTACACCAGCCGTGGGATCATCAGGCTGATGTACTCGTAGTACGTGTTCTCCGGCGCGTAGCCGTCCACGCCGCTGTCGTCAGGGGCATACGCCGGGCCGGTGAAGCGGTGTACCTGCTCCTCTAGCTCGGTCAGGCGGCTCTCGCGGAACTCGATAGCCGACTGGATCTCCTGCATGAGATCCTTGGGGTCAGTCGATAGCATCGGTCAAACCCCGGCTTTCAAGGTACATATCGGAGTGGCCGAACAGGTCTCCGTAGGTCCCGGACTCGTACTCGGGCGGGCGATCAGGCTCGGACATATCCTTGTTCCACAGGAACATTGCAGCGTAGCGGAGGGCGTCTACACCGTGGTCTGAGCAAACCGGGTCGGGCCGCTCCTTGACCGGGCGCCCGTCCCTGCTCTTTGCCCACACATAGCTGGGCATCTCCTCAATCAGGCAGCAGGGCTTCTTCTTGCCTACCCGATCCTCGTCACGACCGCTAAGGCAGTCCCGCACAACGTGGATGCGCGGGCCGTTGTCTACCTCGCTCAGCGCCCAGCGCACCATGTCGATGCCCGTGCGGATAGCGTTCTTGGCCTTGCGTGCAATCCTGTCGCCGTCGCGCCCGCGCGCAGCGCCAAGCCGGTCATTGAACACGCGGATGTACTCAGGCTCGCTGGGGTCGCAGACAAGCGCTTGCAGGCCAAAGTCCCGCTGCGCCTCCATGACGCGCTCCGCCCACCAGTCCTGGTTCTGGTTCGTGCGGTAGATTTCCCGCAGCATGTACATCGCGTCGTCGCGCACGCCCCACACTTGCAGCGTGCCGGGGTGCCGCAGCCCCTTGTCGTAGCTGGCAAAGTGCCACTTCATCTCCGGCAGGTCTTCGTGGTCGATCAGGTGTACCGACGGGTCCCACTCCTCGAAGATGATGCCCTCCTCGCTGGCCCATTTGCCCTCGTAGAGGTTCGCCCTACGCGCCCCGGTGAGGTGGTTGAGGATGCCGTGGACGTAGGCGTCGCCCTCCCGCGTCCACTCCCCCTCGCTATGCTTCCAATACACCGGGTTGTCCGGTGTCGAGACAGCAAGCGCACACATTTGTCGCCACGATGTCGCTCGGGCACCTCGCGGAAGCCTTGCGGGAAGTGCGTGTTCAGCCAATGGAACTCGCCGGCAGGGTTGGTGTCCGCAATCCGCATCTGCCAGGGCATCTTGAAGTTGCGGTTCGCACGAGCCAGCCACTCCCAGGTGTCCGCGCCGATTTCGCGGGCCTCGAACACCGCAATCACGTCATATTGCGTGGAAAACGTCTTCTCGGGCTTGTCTAGGCCGCCAACAACGATGTGTGAGCCGTTGGGATACTGGTAGTTTTGTCGCGTGTTTCGGGACGCAGAACCGTGGATTGAGGGGTGTCCGGCCCACAACACCTCGTGTTCGAAGGTCACAAGCACGGATTCGGTCAACGACTCCCGCGTTTGGCGCAACATCAGCACGCGAATGCCGGCATACGTCTCGCACAGGAAGTTGATGTACTCCAGCAGCGCCCTGGTCTTGCCGGTGCCCGCCGGGCCCTCCAGCAATAGCTCGGTCGCGCGCAGATACCATAGCTGGCGCGCTGCCCCGTACGGGGTGTACTCGTGTACGACCGTGTTGCTTGCCATCAGCCGATGCTCGTCATGGGCTTGACGTAGACAATGCTGGCCCAGCAAACGCTGCCGTAGCTAACAGACCCGTGAGCGGAGTCCGTCGTGGCGTTGTTGAGGACGAGCGTGAACTCGATGCGGTAGCGGTTTCCGCCCTCCATCCACGACCCGTAGGGGACCCTGTAGAAGAAGTTGTAGCCGGTGTCGTCCACGCCTCCCCAGAACCCGTCCGTCAGCGGCGAAGCGCTAACGTCGTTCATCACGAGGAAGTTTGCGACGCTGCCGCTAAAGGTCGCGGTGTAGACCGCCTGGTCCTCGACAGCCGCGTTGCCGCTTAGGTCGTACGCCTTGACGGTGAGCCAGTCGTCATCCCCGGCGGTCACGTCTGTGCGGGTCACGTACACCCCGTCAGCGCGCACAAGCCGGTAGGTCAGGAACCAATCGTTCCCCTCCAGCACCTCGCCCGAGTTGACTACCGCGTCAGCCATTAGACAGCCTTGCTCCCGCTGCTAGTGTGGGACCGCTGCGCCGCACCGCTCGACACGCTGAATGCAGTCGCGCCCGCACGGGCATTGCCCGGACGCTCCATGCCCGACAGGGTTGCAATCGACGCCGCCCTCTGCGCTGCGCGTGCAATGCGCTCCCGCCGCACGTGGCTCTGCGTCATGGTCTGCGCCGTCACGTCCATGGCAAAGATGTGATACCGCTCCGGCATCGCACACCCAAACGACCACGCCTGGGCCCCGCTCGCCTCTAGCATCGAGCGCGCAAACGCACGGTTGGCAACACTCGACGCCGCCATCCGGTTGGCCCCCATGTGTGGCCGGAAGCCAGCACGGGGAGGCTCACCCGCAATCGGCGTCGCCAGGTTCTTGTTCGACTTGATCTTGAACGTGCTGCTGGGGGCGCCAATCGTCTGCCCGAAGTAGAACGACCACAAGATTGTCGAGCCCTGCGGCACCGCCACGTCCGATGTAGTCGTGATCGTCTCGGAGTACGTCCCGGTGCTAGACAGCGACTCGCCAATGCCAGTCTTGCTGGCAACCGCCGTCGTGGTAACCCCGTCCTCGTGAAGGGCGCAAATCTCCACGGAGTCCCAGAACACGTTGGCGCTGGCCTGCGACACATTGATGCGGCAAACCCAGTCGCCCTCCGGCCAAACGGACAGCAGGCCCGGGTCGTTCCCCGCAGACGCCACGCTCTCCCATTGAGCTAGAAGCACCACGCTGGCAGCGCCCGCTCCGGTGCCCGGCACCGTTAGCGTGTACTGCGTGGCCGCCGTAGAGCCGTCAGACTCCGCGCCCCACTTCTTGGCGGTAGCCGCCACGTCGTGGTCGCTGGCGTTGCAGGCGTCCAGCACCGTGGCTGCTGTGCCCGCAAGCTGCTTGAATACCATCCCCATTGACTAGCGCTTCTTGCGAGCCTTGGCCTTACGGCGAGCCAGGGCCACAGCGCGGGGGTCGCGCTTGCCCTTGGTCGGCCTGGTAAGGCGTCCAGCAACGGAAGTGCGGGCAGCCTTCTTCTTAGCCGCGCGAGCCTTCTTCTTGCCGCCGGCGGTGTAGGCGTACGTCTTTCCTGCGACTCGAGGCATAGCTTATCTCCTATCGGATGTATTCACGGCGGCGGGCGGCACGCTCCTCTAGCTGCCGATCCAGCGCCGTCGTTCTTCCAAGGTTGCTCTGGCCTATCGCGCTAAAGCGCTTGGTCTGCTGTGATCGGATGTACTCCGCCAGGGCAAGCTCGTGCTCCCTCGGCGTGTCGTCGAACTCCATCATTTTGCCCAGGGAATGGGTCTTGCCCAGTCCGGCGCCCATACGGGAAAGGATGGTGGACATACCTCCGCTATCCATGTCGCGCTCCCACTTCTTGCGCCGCTTGCCAACCAGGAACTCAAGAGGGTCCACGCTCTCGTGGGCTAGTAGCTTGTCGCGCACCTCGTCAGGCAAGCCTGCAAGGTAGTCGGCGCCCTTCGCGTCGCTGAATGCAGGCTTCTTGTCCTTCTTCTGACCACCCGCCGCCAACGCCAGCGCGCCAAGTTTGTCGGTCTGCTTGCCCGCTGCCATGTCGGCAAGACTGCTCGGCGTAGCACCCAGCGACTTTAGGTTCTGCATCAAGAACCCACCCGCGTTGCCGCCCTGGCTGCCAAGGATTGACTGGAACGGGTGGCTGTCAGTACCGCCCTGGCCCACAAGGTTCTGCATCCAGTGGCCGCCACCACCCAGCCCCGGGAAGGTGCCAAACACTATGTCGCCTTCTTCTTGGCCTTCTTCTTAGCCTTCTTCTTCGTGACCTTCACCACCGGAGGAGGATCATGCACCACCTCCTCCGGGGGCTCCGGCTGCTTCTCCTCGACCACAGCGCGGTCCTCCGGGTGGCGACGCAGCCACTTCTTCATCTTCCAGGCAGGCGCCCCCGGTCCCGGTTTCTCGCTCATAGCCATGCAAACATACGAACCCACCGTGCCATGCAATTCAACCACTTTGCCTTAGCTATCCAAACGTACTGCAAAGCTATCCAAACGTACTGCGCTCGCTGTCCATCCGCTTCCTGCGCGCAGCCTCGCCCTGCACGTACTCGTCCAACTCCTCCAGCACCCCCTCGAGCACCCCACCCTCCACACCACGGCTGGCCGCGTACAGCAACACCGAACGCGCTACCGCACACACAGCGTCCAAAGCCTCACGGTACTCACCCTCCGGAGCCTCAATGCCCACCATCAACAAGGCCCTCCTGTACGCAAGCTCACCCACGCCACGCGGTGATGGGTTCGTTACACAGCCATACCTACGCATCCGGCTCCTCCAACTGCGGACGCGATCCGTCCATGTCGATGACCTCGAACTCCGGCTCCGCAAACCCCAGGCGCTTCACGTGCGTTACCTCCGTCCTCGTCTCCAACTGCCGCACCACCGCACCATCCAGACGGTCAAACAGCAGCGCAGCACACTTCACGTCACCCTGCCGTGCCTTGTGGATCAAACCCATCACCACGTGCTCCATGTACTCCGGATGCTCACGCACGTAGTCCTTCAACGCCTTCACCAAGCTGATGCTCTTGCTACCCGACATCTTCGGTGGCCTCCTCTTGTGCTCCGCAGGGATCGCTCCCTGACGCTCTAGCTCGTCCCACGCCTTTGCCGGCGTACTCGGGGGGTTGGGGTTGCTCATAATATTTTAGGACCACCCGCATGGGACCCACCACCCTACAGAAATGGGGGGGGGGGG